TACATAACTTAATGTGGTTCCCATTTTTACTCCAAGAGATAACGAGGTTTTATGAAGCTTGGATTTGTCCATGATGTACCTCCTTTAGATAACTATTTGGCTTTATAAGTTAACTTTTTTCTAAGAAAAGCCAAGAAACCCATAGAACTACTATCGCAATATTTAACATGAAAAATGTTAAATCTATCAGTAATTGTTTTGACATAATTTTATCTTGTTTCTACAAATTTACCATAACTCAACTATACGCCTTCTTACTTGAATTGTCAAGATAATTTTGATACACTAAGATTAGAAAAATTTATATTAATACAAATGTTTGACACTGCTATTGGAGTTGCGGGAAAGTTTCTAGAAAATCCCACAATTAAGGCTAATGCCTCTCTATCCTTTTCTGTGGCTACAGGCTCTACCATGACTACCGATGCCGTTGGTAATCCAATTATGCGAGCATCTTCTACAGAGTCTTTAGTAATTGCCTGTTGGTTGCAACAGGCAAAACCGCCTGTAGCAGAAGTACAAGAAGGTAGTTATCTCGATTGTGAATATTTTGAGGGAAGATTGGTAAAGCCTAAAGATTACCCGTTCCCAATTCAGGCTACAGGGGAATTACAAGTAACAATTAATAACAGAATCGGTCTTGTCAGACAGTTAAATGTGTTTGAGTCTCCGACAAGCCAGCAGTTAGGGATTGCCGCAAAACTAGGACGGAGGATTAAACTTTATGTAAGATTTGATCAAGGTAGTTAACTTTCAGAACCTTTTAAATAACCGAGGTATCCTGAAACAACTGCTACGATAACATTGCCGTAGGTGTCAGTAGTTTCAGGAGTAAAGAAAGAATGAATCAAGCAGGCGAAAACAATTAAAACACAGACAATAGACGGGTCTAATTTAAGATGTGGCATTGCTGTTATCATCTTCTATAAAAATTTTCTTTAGAATTGGTTTATCACTAATTGTTAACTTTAATTCGTCTTGTTTCCATTTTGTAAACATTGAATCGTATCCATAGATATATTTTAAATTGTCGTCGACAATAACTCCTGTCTTTTTCAGTGCGTCATTAACATATTTTGCGCTGCCACAAACATTATCGGGGTCACGTCCAAAGTTTTTAATTCGCCATTCGTAAAGCATCCATACTTTGTCAGGAAAACGTGGAATTTTTTGTTCTATAATAAGTTTTTGTATATTAAAGTCCCATTCTTTTTTAGTAGTTGCGCTTTTAAATTTATTTGCACGAGCTAATCTTATTTGATCATTAAGAGTCGGCGGAAGTGGACAGATAAAAATCGCTTTCATAATCTTGTTGGGCGATACTTTTTAAATACCATTAGCAAATCATCAGGAATTGTACCAAGTTGACCAGTTCCATAATTGATTTTTACCTCTTCAAAAGGTAACTCAACTGACGAAACACCCTTAAAAGAACCCGTATTACATACCCAATCTAAAATACGACCAAAAGCCGCTTTTATTTCCCTTGTTTGTCGGGTATCTTGGGTAAAATCAATGCCACTGGAATACTCTACATCAGCCTCAGAAAACTCAGGATATGGTTCCCGACTGTAGCCATGATAGCCGCCATATCCCCACGATCTACCAATTGCTGTAGATAAGTGAATTTGACCATCTATATCGATTATGTAGTCGTTAGAACCTAAAACTTGCCAACTATCAGGAGCGATAGCCCGATTAAATCCATCGGTAATATTGCCTAGTCTAGCTTTAATTATCGGAGCAGGATTGCTGATAAGTGGAGTATTTATACTGACATAAGTTAATCTAAAATTTTGGAATTTTAGATTAACTCTTAGTCTTTCCCGGTGACGGGTAATCTCTAAAGGTCGATCTGCCCCTCTATCGCCTTCAATGATTGATTGAACAAAGTAAATCGCACCAGTGACGGCATCTTCTGATAAAGATACCGATGGTGCGAAAATAGAGAGGTCATCAATGGTAAACATCATTAGGAAATTTTGCTCAACAAAGGACAACTTGTGTCATGAACCGGGCAAAATGGACGATGATCGAGATCAGTTCTGAGTTGACCCTTACACCGGTTGCAGACTGGATAACCCAATGCCTTCAGATTGTTATAAGTGACCTCATTGGTTCCATTTGTCAGGAGAAGGTTTTTAGTTCCACTTGTTGCGATAGATGGAGTTTCTTCGGGGGTTTCTTTGCTTGCCATAATTGTTAGAAAGATAAGGTTTATACAGCTACATCTAGGGTGCGTAATTCGGCTACTCGTAATTGTTGAGAAGCTTCCCCAGTACCTACGGGATCAACGTCAAGAGTTTTGTAGCCGAGCCACGCTAACCAAGTTGCGCGAATCCGACGATCAAATTGAGTGACATTATCAAAAGTGATTTGAAACGGCATCCCTACACCAACACCTAACGCACCGGCTCCAATTAAATAACCAGTACGGGTAGTTTTAGCACCTAAAGAACCACCCAATGTTTCACTTTGAACACCGGGTTGACCGGCCGCTCCGACACCGACACTATTGCCAGTTTCAAAAATATGGAATTTTTCTACCAACCCTAAATACGAGCTAACCCTTCCAGTATCCCCGGGGGGAATATAAGACGGATTGAGAATATTTAGTAAAGCGTCAAGATCACGGGTCGTATTTGCTTGCCAATCGTCATCATAACTCTCTTTTAATTGCAGAATTTGAGTCGAATTTAGGAATAGCAAATACGTCTGGTCAGGGTACATCTGGAACCTGTTATCGTGGGCGTATTGATATAATCGCCGCAAGAATCCTTTGGTAAAAGTTCCATCATCTCCTGTTGCTGATAATCCAGTGGGGGAAGTAACGAGACTGCCTTTTTTGTTATACAAATGTAGTGACGTGCTATCAAGCATCGTTTTGATCATGGTATTATCAAAACTTGCATAGTCGTAATACAGCGTATTCTGCATCCAATCAATCATTCCCATCGCACTAAAATATTCAGTGAAAGTTGGGATAGAAACAGGTCGGATTGCAGTAGAAGCACCTACTTTACCGCGCCCATACTCAAAGATTTCTGCCGATACGCTAGACGCACTATTATTATCTGATTCAGAAGTCAGATCAGCATACTCACCCTTTCCTGATAGTTGATAATCGCTTACCGACGGGGAACTTGTTAGGTAATTTAATCGAGGAATTCGGATAACAGTTCCATTACGAGCCGTAAAGTCTAAGGCATAATTAGGAATCTGCCAAAAGGCAAACCCAGGGATTTGAGTTTGACGGAGAATTGCTGACAAAGTGTCAAGAAAAAACGGGGGAAGATCAGCCGCAGTCGTTGGGGCATTTTTTGAAACTTGACCGCCCATTACAGGAGCCGAACGAGTCCCTCTGAACCAGCCTTGTTTGCGACCCCAATCATCTAAAGAGTTGACAATCTGTTGCCGGTTATTTTTAACATGGCGATCTAATCGTACTTTATCGTACAGGTTTACTGTCTGATTACCGCCCATTACAGGAGCCGAATAGATTACACCAGAATTTTTCTGAATGTCTTCAATCAAATCAAAGGTTTCGTCAAGCGCACCAGTGATTTTATCGGCATCATGGGCGACGGTTTTATTGAAGTTAGGCAACTGCATTTTTTCTGGTGTTTGGCTACCGTAAAGCTTTCCTAAGTCAGCAAAATTATTAATCGTTTTTTCCGATTCAGTGACTTTAGTTTCTAGTTGAGCGATTTTTTCATTAGATTTTTGGATAGCTTCCGTGGCAGAATTGAGAGAAGCTTCTAGGGTAGCTTTTGTAGTTTCAAACTGTTGCTTTTGGAATTCTAGTGCCGATTGTTTTTCCAATTCCATCGCTTGCTTTACTGAAGCTACGGTTTCTGCTACGGTGTTTTTGACAATCTCTTGAATCGCTTTGGGGTCAAAGACTGGGACGGGAGTGGGATCAGGGTCAGAATTTTTGACTGGTACACCACCCTCAGAAGACTTTAAATCACCTCGAAAAGTGGCTTTTTGAGTCAGGGCGTAGATTTCTTCTTGAGAAGGAGCATCACTTCCTTCTACTGAATCTTTAATAACTACGGGAGTAACCCGTTTGATTTCTTTTAGGGTATTCATTACTGATTGCTGATCACTAACTATTAGATATAATTGTACTACAGAACTTTCTGTTTTAGCTAAAAACAAAAGTATTAAGACGGGAATCTATTAATCTTGCCTGACGACAATTGCCACTGGTAACAAAACTGCATTCGATAGAATCCATTTTTCCGGAGCGGCGATAGTAAGGGGTTAGTATTTCTTCATCTACTAATCCCGCCATATACGGGGGGTAGTGGGGACACTTAGGATCACTGTAAGGAATATCGCAGATAGGACAAATCGACTCGCCATAAAAGATTCCCCCCATTGAAACATCGGCTTTTCTGCCATAGGAAATTTCAGAAATAATCGGGTGAGTCGCTTCTACAAAACCGAAAACCAAGACCTGATGATAGCCATCTTTTTGGATTATTCGGTAATCTTCGTTTGGATTAGGAGATTTTTCGAGGATTCGTGCTATCCCTTCCTTGCTTACACGAGGCAAGGAATAAATAAAAGAATCATAGATCATCCCAAAAGTTTTGGACTGATCTTCCCATTCATGATCGATCATTAAAGCGCATCCAGGATAACTAGCTACCATGGTTTCTAAAACATTTTTATCCCATACCTGGCCAGAACTGTGAATTAAGTTATTTGAGGCAATTAAAGCAAATCGCATCAGTTCCGATGATTCCCACGGATCGAGTCCGTAGGGCTTAAATTGATTGATTAACGACATCTCCTCGTCGGTAGGATGACGGGTCTGTAGCAATATCTCTAATTCAGCGCGGGTTAGTTTTAGTTCCATGTCAATAAAAAATACTTATATAAATAATTCTATCCAAAGACTTGACGTTTGTGGTTGGTTGATCTATATTAATAGTGTCGTCTCCAGCCCAACCCTATAAATACAAAATTTCAATACAAAATATTTGTCTCCATAGAAAGTGTATAGCTGAGGAAACAACGCAGGATTGATACCCTGCGTTTTTTATTTCGTCCAGCCAAAGTTTAACGAGAGCATATTCTCGGTAGGTCGTGTCCTAGAGTTAGAAAAAACAAAATAACAACCGCAATTGGCCCGACAAGTACATCTTTCAGTCGGTCGGGGAAGTGTTCCAATAGGCTGCCAGCCGGCACTTTCATAAAAAAGACACTCTTGGCAAGATTCTCTTTTGGTAATTATTCTCTTTTCCCACTTGTTGACTAGAGCGTGTCCTCTCCTATTCCCCTCTTCAAAAGCTTCTCTAGACTTGGCAACGTACTGTTTAGAGCGGTTGATTATTTGAGCCTCTGATTGAGTACCAAGAATAATATCACGGGAAAACTTTCTTAATCGTGCGTATTGTGTTCTAAGCATCTGACCAATTCTGCCATAGTCAGAAGCGTTCATATCAGGCTTGCCAACTCGATAAAGCTGAATAGTTAGGTTTTTAATCTCGAAAGACATTTTCTCTTCCCACTCACTAACAGTTATTTTTTTTTCTAAAAGGTCACGGGTAAGTTTATCTGTTTTTTGAGTACGGGCATTAATAGTTTGTTGAGAGATTTGTCTAACTTTTTCAGTAGAGACAAATCTCCCCGTTCGATTGTCTCGATAGCGTCGAGTTGCGGGGTTGAAAGAAAAATCACTCATAACTTATTTCAGGTTCTAATAGGTTTTTAAATTCATCATCCGGAGGTTTCTTTTTCCAGTCATCGATAGCTTTTTGAATGTCATTGGCTGTTACTTCCGCTCTCTCTAGTAACTGACCAATTGGCTGTAAGTTTTTATCTTCTGGGTTAAATTTATCTGCCATGACCTTATTCTACTTTCGATGGTTTTATCGGGCTTTTCAATGCTTTAACAAATTTAGAGCGTCCAATGTTTTTATGAATCGGGTCTTGTAAAGCAGAAATTAATATTTCTGGCGGCAGTGGTTTTCGCATTTCCCATTCTTCTTTACTCATCTTTTTAGTAAGTTTACTTGACTTTTTATCTTTTGGGTTAAATTTATCTGTCATATTATTTATCTCCTAATCCGTCATAAACTAATTCTTGGATTTTTTCTGATTTATTGAGTTTAGCTTTTAGGTTACGGTTTTCAATTTCTAACATTTTTATCTTTAATTTTAATGTTTCATAATCAAACATCAGGTTATCGTATGAGTCGGTTAATTCGGCGTATTCAGCTCTCAAGTCTTCGATACTCAAATCTTCGATAATAGCGTCAAAGTTATTGTTATTCATGAATTTTCTCTTTAAATTAAATAATAACTCTTGACCGTCAAGAGTTATTTCTTGTCAGTTCCCTAATCTACTGTACGCTTTTCTTTCTGCTTTATTAAGTTCGCTAATCAAAGACTTACCCCGAGTTGTTAAGTCACGCACCTCATCTTCTAAAACCTCACTTTTAGCGTCTTTAGCATCTAGTTCGGTTAGAATACTATTATTAGAATCGGAAACAACATAAGCTTTTAGATTTGTCATAATTATCTCTTGATTTTACTGTATTTTATCAAATTTAAAACAGTTTTAACTGTAATGGAGAATTATCTACTGGTTCTTCTATCGGTTCATCTGGAATAGGTTCTATAGGTTGGTCTAGTCTGTTACAAGCTATCTGATAATATTCTAATTCTTTCTCGATACAGATATAATTTCTACCTAATTCTTTGCAAGCTAAAGCAGTAGTGCCAGAACCACAAAAAGGGTCTAAGACTGTCCCACCCGGAGGTAATCCTAGAGTTAAGAGATATTTCATTAATGCTAGTGGTTTTACCGTAGGATGAGTATTACCTTCACCGCGTTCGGATTTACTAGCTTTAGCGCAATAGAAAAATCGGGCGGCAGAGCCTGAGTCACCGTATGTTTCAGCGATATGGTCTGTCTTGCTTCCGAAGAGAGGCTTGCTGGTTCGTATCTGTCCCTCTTTCATCTTTCCGCTTTTTGTCTCAGGAAACAACCCCACCACCTCCTCGCTGCCGTCGTGGATGAAGTTGGCGGGCCATCTTCCGATGTTGGGAGAAGCGTCACTGTGGCGAAGAAGTGGTGTTGTGTTGCCTAGCTTGTCGAAATGAGAGCCAAGCCCATTCCCACCGCTTCCGCTAGTCTCCACCCTGCACCTATCGATATTAATCCCCCCAGTTCCCCACTGTAGGACATTCTCCGCGACCGTGCCAGTGAGAGGTTTACGAGCCACAATGATTGGTTCAAAGGCTGGTTTTAGAGCAGTTCCCCAGCCTTGCCACTGCTGGGCTTCGGGGGTGGCGGGATTGCATGAATCCATCACGGATGCACTATCGCCGATCTTGCTCCAACCGTCATCGTTCAGGTTTGCGTTTTTATGAAGTCCTCCGGTAGCTGGCACTTTGTCCCTCTCCGCTCCGCGTACTTTTCCTGTACCATTACACGCAGGACATTCAACTATAGATAATTCTAGCAATCGTTCCCACTCTTTGCGTGTCCCACCATAGGCTTGAGTTTTTTTAATCCACTCTTCCCATGACTCAAGTTTAGTGTTTTTTCCTGTACCATTACACGCAGGACATTCAACTACTGCAATTTTATCAATCGCCTTGCTCACGTCCAACGACTTCGGGAACCCCGACCCATAGACCCACATAATTGTATCTCTGATTTCCCAACCAGCGTCCTCGATCGCTACTGCCAATCGGTGAAAAGTACGAGTCCCACCAAAAGCAAATAGGTGCGCTCCTGGGTTAGCAACTCGTAAAGCTTCAATCCAAAACTGTACACCGGGTACACCATGATCCCAATTTTTTCCCATGAACGAAAGTCCATAAGGAGGATCAGTAAGGATTAAATCAATAGAACCATCAGAAATAGTTTTCAAAACCTCAAAACAATCACCATGAATAATTTGATTAATCATTTTGATTTATATTTAGTTTCTTAACAGGTTGTTTATTAGTTTCTTCATCGGTTAAATCAGAGTCAGTGTCTTCAACCTCCCCTCCTGATAGACCATCTATAGATTCACTCCATTCTGGCCACAGTATCCGATATTTATTTTTAGCATTTTCGGCATAAAAATCTAACCCTTTTCTGAGAATGATTTCTGTATCAATTACCTGTTTGATAGCACCGCTAAGAAGCTGACACCATCCGTATCTCATCCTAGAATAGCGACGATCAGGCGACCGGGATAACTCTTTAGTTCCCCCTTTTGATTCTAATCCTGGGAAGAAATAGGTCGGGAATCCAGGGATAATTAGCTTGTACCGGCATTGTAAAAGAGTATCAATTAACCCTGTTAAATCAGAGTTAAAATTAGTCATTTTGCGAATATCTTGTCCAGGATAGCTGAGAATATGGTCGGTTATTATTCCGCTTTTTCTACGGATTTCTAATTCTCGCTCATAAATTCTTTCTTGCTCGGTAGAAATACCTGGCATAATATGAAGCGTCGGGGAAACTCCTAAGTCATTGGATGCCCTAATCAAATTATCGAAAGCTTGTTTAACATCAGCCCAAGCATCTAAAGAAGCTAACCAAAGAGAGCGACCATAAAGAAAATCAGGTTCATGGCGAATATGGCAGATTTTATAGGGTTCAAAAAAATAATCAGGGTCAGACTCCGAAACGTATTTCCTTTGCTCAAACCCAATTAATTCCCCTTGATCTGTTTCTTTCCTAAACATCTCAAAGGTAGGCAAATAAAGAGCCTTTGCTACACCAAAATCCTTAGACTTGTTAGCAGATAAACCCTCTCGTTCAATACCTAACTCTAGAAAGCATTCTCCCTTCCCTAATGCCCATCTTAGGGCTTTCTTGAGTCTATCCCCACCAATCACATAGGTTGAAAAATTCTGCTTTCTCAACCTAATATCTTCTGCAATGGCAAACACTTCTGGGTTAATAGGAGTTTCTTCATCATCAAGGGTTTTGGCTACTACCCATCCCTGATCATCTCCATCGTCAGATGCAAAGGTATCAGAAGCGGCCATGTCAAGGGCATGGATAACCTCATAGCACCATTGATTAAGTTCAATTAATTCTCTTGATATTCTTGGATCACGGATAGGATTTTCCGTAATCTCCAAATCGTACCGACGTGATACCGACACGATCCCCGGTGAAGTAAGGGATCGCTGAGAGCCTCTTAATTTGTCATCCTTTTTCTTCTTTTTTGCCATTAGAACTGCCATGTACTATTTCTATGATATAAGAAAACAGACCATTTTGTTGATGGTCTGTCTTAAATCACCCAAGGAGAAATCTAAATATTAAAAATATCTATCAAATGTCCCATCGCTCCGCAAAACTTTTCTTTCGTCAATGTCATCATCGGAAAAAAATAAATCAGTAGTTAACGCTTTCATTAAAGCCTTAGCCGCAACATTAGATATTACAATTCCCACTTGTGAAGTCGCATCGACTATGTAATTATCTTCAATAGAGCAATAGGTAATTGTAATAATCTCGTAACAGTTAATAAATGCCGGATAACCTTCTACTGTCTCTAGTATTAACGGACGGTATTGTTTTCTCATGACAACCTCTAATTTTAACTAAATATTACAGGTTACTTTTTGAATTGTCAATATCTTAGATAAATCTTAAAGCCCTCTCATAATACCGTTTTCTTTCAGCTAGACCATTTGTACCACCGTTGACACGACGGGTAATTTGTTCAACGGTTGCCCCACGGTCACACAGTTCGTTCATTTTGTTATTTTGCCACCAAAACCCAGAAGGTAAAAATAAATATTTTTCGCTAACATATCGCCACCCTTCCATAACACGCTGATCGCCTATATAGTTAGCAAATGCCTGATAATGGGTTCTGCCAGTCATTTGAATAGCATCTACACCTCTGAACTTTTTGCCGTCACCAGGTCTGGTATTCCCTAAGTCTTTTCGTCCTTCATAATTTGAGCCGTCGTGGATTTCTACCATAAACCTTAAGCCAGCTGATTCATGGGCTATTTGGCTTAAAAAATGTCGAACTCTTTGTACTGTGGTAATGTCAAATCTCTTAAGGCACTCATCTAATTTTTGAAACTGAAAATCAGTAATTTTATCGTTAAGCCTATTAAACACACCCTCAACTTGATCCTTGCGGACTACCGAGGGATTAGGGTCGTCAAAGTGACTAGCAAAAGCGTACCAATTAAATTTACCCTCAATCGGAGGCTTTACTTCTAGTAAATAGTGATTTTTTTCTTTTTTGAGAATCTGATTATAAATTACTCTTTGTCCAGCTTTGATTGGGATTGTTCTAAAGTCTTGGGGAAGACTTTCAGAACTAGAGTCAATTAGGTGCGATTTTAATATAGTGTTGCGATTTGCCGTTAGGGATTTCATGGTAATTTAGTTAATAAAGTTGACAATTCTGTTAAGATTTATGTTCAAGTATTCCGATTCGTATATCAAATTCTTCCTGTTTTTTGCGAATTGCTTCTATTTGATTAGAAATAGAAGAGAAAGTTTCTTGTTTCGCTTTAATAAGGCTTATCTCTTTGTCAAGTTGCGCTGTTAATATAGTCAGTTTTTCTATCCCTGTTGATAGTCTTTCGACCATTTTCTCTAGCTTTTGCTCAAGAGATTCCATCTTCTTTGATGTTTTCTCAAAAGTTTCGTGATCAAGTTCTTTGGCCTGTGATTTGGTATTTCTTGAAAACATACTAAGTAATGCTATTGCGATAGCCACAACAGTGCCAATGTCATTAAGACTTATTTTTAGACCATGATTTTCGACATAGGGGGGATGGCTTTGGCTGGCAACAGAAATATAATACATGGCAGAAGGGGAACATTAATAAAACTATTCTACAGTTTTTACTGTTATTTATGAATTCAAATTAATTCTTTAGAAAAACTTAGCTTTGCTTTGGAGAACTTAACAAAAAGTCATTTCCAGGCATAAAGTTGCCAAAACTGGGGATATTGCCAAAATTTATAGTATTATTCCAAGTGTTTTTACAAGTATTGTAAGTTTTGTCACAGCCGGCTGTAAGGATTACGCCATCGTGGGTAGCTACGGGGCCAGATGCTTCAGTAAATAACTGAATATTAGTTTTACCTCCAAATATTGAAACAGTTCGGTAGATTGCGTAAGTAGCTGATTTATTTGCCCCGTCTGTAAATGTGCATTTTCCCCAAGCAAGATTTTGGTATTCTCCCCACACCTCAAAGTCTCTCCGACCATTAACACCAGCAACCTGAGTTTCGTAAAATGGTACTTGTTTACGGCATCCTGAGTTATCACCGTTATCCTGTCCAAAAGCCCATTGGCAAAAAGGTGATGTTTTTTGATCTCTACTTTGCCTTAAATTAATACTAGAGCCAGTAAGATTTTCAAGTGTATAGCTTTCGCCACCAAGTGATTTAATTTCTCCCACATAACCTATTTGTATTTGCTCGTCTGGAAGATCTAAAAGTGAATTAGGTAGGTTTCTCCAGTCAACAACTGCTGTAATAATTCGAGCTTCTCTAAATTTATTAGAAAAAAGTAAATTTTCGTCAATATTATCACTAAAAGCACCTCTATATTCCTGATTATCCGATTGTATTCCCAATCGTTTTTCCATTGCAGTCGGATCAAGAGATTGCTTTGCTCGAAATACTACCCCGCCAATTTTTAAGTCTTGGGAAAAATTCGTATAACCGAGATTTTCTCCGTGTGTAAGTTCAATTAAAACGCAATAACACAGCGTTAGAACAGGATTCGCGAAAAAATCTTCTAGCCCTGAATCTTGTTGTATTCCCTCGGTAAATCTCCTGATCTGTAATTCTCCAAGTGAATAAATCTGTAAAGAGGATTGGTTTTGGTAGCTCAAAGAGACAGAGTTGAATCGGGACAAAATTGATAAATTGTTAACTAAATCAGGATAACGAAATGTCGCTCCTGAACCCTTGGCACACAACCATAGGGCAATCAAATAATCAATATCTTTTTGAGATAAAGTTTTTCTTTGTTGTAAAGAGCTAATGTCAGAGGGAATATTTCTCCGAGAAAATCTTTTTCTTTCTCCACTAGATAAACTAATAATATTTGTCTCAAATTTAGGAGAAATTGTACACCTTTTAGTCAAATTTAAATTAAAATCGTGATTTAAGTCCGAAGAAAAAACATCGCTAGGTAGCAATGCAATTTCAGGCTCAATTCTTGATTCTCGTAAAATTAATTTTGGGATAGAAAAAATAGCGTTATCTCTATTTTTTGTAATAGGTTGATAATCTAATTTATCTTCTTCAAAATGACATAATACCTTAAAAGTGCCTTCCCAAGTTAATTTGGGGCTACTAGGAGGTGGATTGTTGAAAACTATTTTACCAGGAGCTACTATATATTCCGACGGTGGTATCTCTGTAGTTCCTTGATAAATTTTTAGGTTGTCAATATCTGGGTAAAGAATAGGCCTGTAATGCACGTTGTCGCCGCAGGAATATGTTTTGATCAAAATAAATTCTGTATTTACTCCATTGTGTTCTGGGCTAAATATTCCTTCTGTGGGGGATGTTGAAGCAGTGAGATTAAATTTACTGGTGATAAACATTCCGAAAACGTTATCATCATTGCTTGGGTTCACTGTTTTTAAGCTAAGGAAAGTATCTCCTGGCTGGATAAAAGGAGTGGTACTAGCGCTATTGCCAAGAGCAAGGTTATAGTATTCGTCGTCTGGATTCCCAACCCCAAAAGGATTGGGCTGAATCGTCGGATTTGGATTGGCAGGATTATCGCCTATCCCCCCAACAGTTATCAAACTTCCATCTGCCGATGTTTGACCAGTAGTGCGGTCATCCGCTCCCCCTGCACTTGTAGTTAAACGTCGATTATTGGTTGAGTTAGTAGTTACGTCAATTACGGTAAATTGCTGCTGCCCCAAGACTGGCTGATGGCTATGACTAGAGGCAAGTGAAACCAGAAAATCTCCCCCAGTGTAAGGACTGGCAAAATTAAACTGGAACGTGTCTCCTTCGGTGGACAGTTCTCCGTCTAAGATAACCGAGGTAAAACCTTGGGTAGAAGGATTACTATAGGCAACGACAAGAACCGCCCCATCGTTAGTTAGGTTTGGAGAAGGAGGCCCGTTTTCAACGATAGTAAAGTTTTGCAATCCCCCCGTAAAAGAAGAGGCGATGATACTGGTGACATCCCAAAGGACGGTAGTGGCTAGGTTGTTATTCTGACTAAGAATAGTTGCTGAATCTAAGGAAAGTGTATTCCCATTAAAAGTTACTCCGTAAACTGAACTTTTATCCCAGACGGAAACAGCATAGAGATAAGCCCTCTCAATAGTAGAACCCGTGGGTATATTGGCTTGAATAACTCCACTATTAGTTGTACTACCGAAACCGTCAATAGAAAGGGCAGCGTTGGGAATGACATTTCGTACCATCAAATCACCCATCAAACTGGTGGCAGCAGTGGCAGCACTCAATAGGCCTTTTACCTGATAATCAGAAAGGTCACGATAAAGAAAATCTTTTTTTGATCCTTTCATTTCTTCATGAAAGTCGAGAATGGCATTTAAATCATCAGATTGTAACGTAGTTCGAGCAAGATTGAACACTCTAATAGGGCTAGACCATTCCACTATTCGTTGTTCTGCCCCTTCTGTGTTTTCTAGTAAAGAATTAGAAAACTGAATTTCTGTTTGATAGTCTTTGTCTGGAATAATAGGAAATTCAGGAATATTTACTGGGTAAGGATCATCAGGAAAATCAACTGGATCAGTGACACGAATAATGTCAATTACTGTAACATCATAAGCTAGTTTTTTGGGTTCGCTTACAGTACCAGAATAAGTGTAATTTTTACTGGTTCTCTCTAAAGAGATTGTGTCGGCAATTGAACCAGTGTAACGAGAGTTATACTGATTTTCTGGAATAGAGAAAATACTTACTTGTTGACCGTATTTGCTAATTATTTTCCAAAATTGACCAAATAGATTAATTCCACCAACAGGCTTTAATGTCGGTTCTTTGTCCCACGAAACCGGTATACCAGTACGCCAAAATATGGGATTATCTTGACTCCCATTTAAGCTTTTTTCTCTAGCAGTTCCAAAAACGTGATAATAAATCATACTAAACTAATCCCTCAGTCCATACTCGCGTTAAAACTCTTTCATTGCCTATCTCTGCCACACAAATCCAAAAAGGGTTATCGCTTCCATCAGGGTCAACTCCAGTATTGCGAATAACTTGACCTAATGGAATAGCTTGATTTACTTTTATAAGGTTGTGTGCTATTCCTATGGCTCTGTTAGGAGAAGCATTATCCCTAAAAACGTAATCTGTAGCGTCAGCACCTGGAGTTGATGTTTGGCAAGTTATGCCGTAATTATCATTTAAGATAAGGGGTTCTCTTATTGTTTGGTTTTCAGATGCAACCCTAGCCGCTTGGTTGATGCTATGAGAGCGATATAATCCGCAAATATTTCTAAATCTGCTAGTCTCAGTATATAAACCTTGTTTTGTCCATCCTGCATAAAAAAATCTATATAAACCGAAATTATAGGCTCCCCCATTATTTGATACTGCAAAATAGCAAATAGATTCGGAATTGGCTACCATGTAAATATAAGCAGTTGAAACATTTAAAGTGTTTGAAAAGAAGCTACTATCGCTAACACCTATGGATTGGCTATTACCATTAGCGGAGCCAGATTTTATCCTCAGATTATTACGTCCAGTCTCATTTTCCCCTATCCCAACTTTAAATCTCCAATTAGCAGAACTGGAAGTTGATGTAATGTTTCCCGTCAAAGATTCATTTGTGGACGGCGGCCTAATATAAATGGCATCAGTTCCGTCAACAAAAAAGTTGCCAGCACCAAAAGCTGTTGTGCAAAAATTAGTTAAATCAGTCGATGTGATGCCCGCTTGTCCTAGTGTCAAGGAGCGTTCGTTAAAGTAGGTATTCCCAATATTGTCTTGGTTTATCATGGTGTTCTATTGAATTGGTTAATATCTTGAGCGCAATATAAGAAAGTCCCACCGACTAATATTGGTGGTCGCCATGCTTGTATTTGAGAATTTGCAAGTTGGCAATAAGTAAATTCTCCGTAAAGAGATGTAAGAGAGGGGAAAAATAACCATCTAGACATATTTTCTTCCTATAGTAAAAAATAAATGTTTAGGGTTATTAACAGCAGAAACAACAAGTTCTAACCTGTCTCCTATGTCAAGAAGATTCCCTGTTGTTACGGGAACAGTTAATCGAGTAGAAGTAATAGATAAATTATTCAATCCAGAAATATTTATTCCATTAATGCTAACCGATATAGTAGCTGTACCAGATTCAGATACGGCACTAAAGCTTAGGATGTTATACCCTTTTAATAAAGCGAAATCAAGAGGATAAGTTTGAACAATAGGAGATTCTATGTCCCCAGAATATTGTTCTGTATTATCATTAATCTGATTTTGGATTTTGCCTAACGCAATCAACAGTGTATCAGTAGCAGTTATTGCGCCACCAGTAGCTGTTGACAATCCAGTTAATACGGTTGTTAAAATATTTCCACTCAAATTAATATTAATACTATTAATCTGATTTTGGATTTTGCCTAACGCAATCAACAGTGTATCAGTAGCAGTTATTGCGCCACCAGTAGTTATATTTAAAGCCGTCAATGAAGTTGACAAAACTTTTGAGAAAAAACCGAAGAATCCTTTATTTCCTGATTCTTTCCCGTAGAAAGTATCATTACTAGGATTCCCTACAATTTCATCAGCTCTAGCCACTGTCCCGAACGATGATCCCCCGTAATCAGCGATAAGCATATCCCCCCCCGCGACTGAGGTTCGCCAATCTATACCATCAAAAAATATTATTTCTCCAGAAACAGAAAAAACTGTTAATCCAGTAAAAGGCTGCCAGAATTTCCAAGTTCCTGTAGGTAATCCATTCAAGCCAATTACGGGATAAGCTATCTGATTAGTTTTTCCCGCCCATGCCCCAGTAGCTCCTGCGGGGACAAT